ACCAACGTTAGTCACGTGACTAACACCAAAGGAGCAAACAGTGACACCAGAAGCTAAAGTAAAAAAGAAGGTCGTTGCCATACTAAAACAGCATGAAGCGTATTTCTTTTATCCAGTAACAAGTGGGTACGGACGCAGCGGTGTGCCTGATATTATAGCATGCCATGATGGACGGTTCATCGGTATCGAATGCAAGGCAGGTAAAAATAAACCTACACCCTTGCAACAGGTGAATCTTGATCAGATTGAAGGAGCAGGGGGCGTTTCCCTAGTTGTTAACGAAGATAATATTAATACAGTGGAGGAGTTGTTTAGATGACCAAATATACAACAGTAGTACGAGAAAACTTTGATGCAGATGAAAGCTTTAAGAAAGCTTATAAAATGATGATGAAGTATCTCAAGAAGAATGAAGCTGATGGCAAGATGGCGATGGTCAGTTTGGCGAGAGCATTGGGCGGTGTGCTCATGCTTACGACAGAAGAAAAGCAAAGAGACATGGCACTTGCTACGGTTATAAGTGAGATGTGTCAGACGTTTGCTGACTTCTTGCAAGCGGAGGATCAAGACAATGTTTAAATTATTTTACACATTACTAATTATCGAATACGTTGTTGATAACCAAGACGTAGCAACAAGTGTCATATTCCCTAGTGAGCACGAATGTTATGAAGCTATGGGCGATGGAGTTTTAGATGGTTTATATGACATACTTGCAGACACGTATGGTAAAGAGATTATGATGTACTGTAAGAAAACACCGTTTCAATCTGGTGTAAGGGAACCCAATGTAAAACCGAAGTTGCGTCCAGATGGGTGACGAACAGTTAAGTCCTGCCCAGAAGTTTGAATATCGTTTTTTAAAACAACAGGTAAACACGTTGGAAGAAGAGCGATATAGGTATGATGCCAGACCAAATATACAACAAGACTTGTATCGTGCGCGAGAAGAGTTAAAGTCGTTCGTCTCTAAACTTAGAACGAACGGAGTTAAAATATGAAGCGTTTCACAACTGCTGAAAAAGAATGGTTAGGATACAAGCGCAAACTAGCAAACAATAATATGAAGGTGTCGTTAGCAAAAGCACCATGGCAGCAAGGAGAGCAGCATGACAAACATGACGAAGAAGGAAGAGAAGGTATGGGATTATCTTCTGAAAAACAGAAAAGCAGAAAACGCCGAGGTAGCAAACGCGTGTGACGTTGATATACACTTTGTAAAAAATCTTATCTCACGGATCAGTTCAGAAAACTGGCGAGAAGAAGTGCCCACAATACCAACGTGGGATCGTGCAAAAGTATTAGACACAGCTAAAGGCTATGTCACAAAAGATCGTGCAGCAGATCATGGCGACATGGAAGATAACTTTCAGCGCATCGCCGTATACTGGAACGCACACCTTGGACTGGTCGACTTCATAAAGACTGAAGATGTTGCAGCAATGATGGCACTACTAAAGATTGCTCGCATACATTCTAACCCCACACACATGGACAACTGGGTAGATGCCTGTGGGTACATGGCTTGTGGTGGTGAAGTTGTGAGCAAGTAATGGACGTTTATACTCTAGACTTTGAAACTTACTACGATCAACATTACTCACTGTCCAAGCTGACAACAGAGGAGTATGTGCGTGACGAACAGTTTGAGGTTATTGGTTTAGCTATCAAAAAGAACAATGGTTCTACGGTGTGGTTAGATAGTCCTGGACAAATCAAACGTCTGTTATCACACATAGACTTCTCTGCGTGTGGTATACTCTGTCACAACACGATGTTTGACGGAGCAATACTAAAGTGGCGATACGGTGTTAGTCCAAAGATATGGTTTGATACTATGTATATGTCACGTGCATTGCATGGTGTAGAGAAAAGCGCATCACTCAAAGCTGTAGCCGAGAGGTACGGCGTAGGTATCAAGGGCACTGAGGTGCAGAATGCCAAGGGCAAACACCGTGCCGATTTCACCGACGAAGAGATAAAAAGATACGGACAGTATGCCAAGAACGATGTTGATCTGACATTTAAGTTGTTCAAGAGCATGGGAGTCAAGTTTCCACAACAAGAGTTAAAGCTGATAGACTTGTCTCTACGTATGTTTATCGAACCCACACTTGAACTAGATCTTGGATTGTTGCAGCAGCACCTTGAGGATACAAAGGCACGCAAGGAAAAACTACTAGAAGATGCAAACGTCACCGACAAAAAAGACCTGATGTCAAATCAGAAGTTTGCTGACATGCTACGTGAGTTTGATGTCGAGCCACCAATTAAGGTAAGTCCAACGACAGGTAAGGATACGTATGCGTTTGCTAAATCCGACGAAGGGTTTAAGGAGTTACTTGAGCATGAGGATGATCGTGTACAAACTTTGGTTTCGGCACGGTTGGGTAACAAGTCCACATTAGAAGAGACACGTACAGACAGGTTTATAGGAATTGCTCAACGTGGTAAGCTCCCTGTACCCGTAAGATACTACGCGGCGCATACAGGTAGATGGGGTGGGGCTGACAAGATTAACCTACAAAATCTACCAAGTCGTGGGGTCAATGCGAAGAAATTAAAGAAGGCTATTGTTGCACCCGAAGGTCACACAATAGTCGAGGCTGACAGCGCACAGATCGAAGCGCGAGTCCTTGCATGGCTATCAGAGCAAGACGATCTTGTTAGTCAGTTCACTAACGGCGAAGATGTATATGTCAAAATGGCAGGTCGTATATACGGCTGTCCAGAAGAGGACGTTACTAAAGATCAGCGTTTCGTTGGTAAGACTACCATACTCGGTGCAGGTTATGGCATGGGTGCAGAGAAGTTTGCAACACAGCTAAAGACGTTTGGGTATGAAGTGTCGCCCGATGAAGCTCGACGTATAATTAGTATCTATCGCCAATCAAATTTTAAGATTAGTAAGCTGTGGCGCGACGCGCAATACATGGTTAGTCAGTTGACTAACGGTAGAGCCGTGGCGTTTGGGCGCAAAGGCGCGATCGGTATTGATGCCAGTAACAAGGCTTTGCTCTTACCCTCTGGACTTCCATTGTTTTACGAAGATTTAAATTATGACGGTGATGAATACACATACAAGGTGCGGCGAGGCCGAAACAAAATCTATGGTGGGAAGGTGATAGAGAATGTTTGTCAAGCTATAGCACGTTGTATAATTGGTGAGCAGATGCTAAAGATAGCTAAGAAGTACAAAGTTGTGTTGACCGTACACGACAGTATTGTATGCTGTGTAGAAGATAACAAAGTAGACGAAGCACAAGCATTTGTAGAGACATGTATGCGTTGGACGCCCGATTGGGCGGCAGGTTTACCTGTTGATTGCGAAAGCGGAGTAGCTAAGTCATATGGGGATTGCGAGTGAGTATAGCGCCTTGGTCATTTAGCAAAGCAAAGGCATTTGAAACGTGCCCTAAACAATTTTATCATGAGAAAGTGTTGAAGCAGTACCCTGTCGAGGAGACAGAGGCTATGCGTTACGGCACGGAACTTCATAAAGTTTGTGAAGACTACATAGGCAGCGATGTGCCAGTGCCAAAAAAATTTGGCTTTATCCAAAGCATGCTTGACAATCTAAACTCTAGGCGCGGTATCAAAGTATGCGAAAAAAAGATGGGTCTGACCGCTAACCTAGAACCATGTGGGTTTTTTGACAAACGTGTATGGTTTCGCGGGATAGCTGACTTGATAATCATAGACGTATTAGCAGGTGTTGCGTATGTCATAGATTACAAAACGGGCAAGTCGGCTAGGTACGCTGACAAAGGACAGTTAGAACTAATGGCGCTGACTGTATTTAAACATTACCCCGACATAAAAAAGATTAAGGCAGGGCTTTTGTTTGTAGTTGCAAACAGTTTAGTCAAAGAAGAATACGAGATTGACTCAGAATCAAATCTTTGGGAGAAATGGTTAGGAATTTATGGTAAGATGGAAAAAGCATTTGAGTCGGATGTATGGAATCCACGCCCATCTGGGTTGTGCAAACGTCATTGTCCAGTGCTTGAATGCGCCCACAATGGGAGAAACTAATGCCTTATAAAAACAAA